CCCAATTTTGTGCATCGTCATAATTATTGAAGGGGTCGCGAATTACGCCGACCCCGGCTTTTTTAAGGGGAACCTATGAGCAGAGCGGGCCGACCGGCCACGCCGAACGAAGTAAAAAAACGACGCGGTACCGCGCGCCCCGACCGGGTTCCTAATTTGGGAAACCTTGCGGCGGTGCCAGCGGTTGCACCCGAACCGGTAGAACTAGACCCGGTAGACGCGTTGGATTATGTCCTAACTGCTGGCCAAATTTGGCTAGCTCAGACCGATACCCTCGCTTGCGCAATGTTGCGCGAGTCAATCGAAGAGCGCGCTAGCTTGCGCACCGTGGTTATGGCTACGCAATCGGCCGAAGCGCGTAAGGCTTTACGCGATTTAGACAAGCAAATACTTTCGCAAATGGGGACGCTCGGTTTCGATCCTTCGGGCCGGTCACGTCTCGGACTAGCCGAAGTGAAATCGGCTACGAAACTAGAGCAGTTACGCCGGGCGCGTGGCGAGGGTTAGCGGCTGGCCGTCGCGATGGCTTTCGTTTAACGCAACCGCTAAGACGAAGACGCGCGGTAGCGAAGCTGCGGAATTTATTAACAGTTACGCCCGTGTAGTTAAAGCGTCTGTCGGCGGTTCCGCTGGCGACCTTATTCGCCTACGGCCGTGGCAGCTAAAGCTACTAGACAGTTTGCTAGCGGAGACTCCTGACGGAAAACTTAAGCACCGGTCCGCGCTTGTCGGCTTACCACGTAAGCAGGGCAAGAGCGCGTTAGGTGCCGGGCTTGCTTTGTGGTCGCTTTATTGCGGCGACGCGGGCGGCGAAGTTTATTCTTGCGCTGGTACCCGTGAGCAGGCTCGTATTGTTTTCGGTTCGGCTAAGCGCATGGTTGAGTTAGACCCGGAGCTTTCGAGTATCTCTAAAGTTTACCGGGACGCTATCGAGGTTCCCGAAACCGGTTCGGTTTATCGGGTGCTAAGCCGCGAAGCGGGAGCGTCCGAAGGTCTCTCTCCGACAATGGTCGTATTCGACGAAGTTCACGTTCAGCCGGACCGCGAGCTATGGGATGTTATGGCGCTCGGCGCTGGCGCTCGGCACGAACCTTTAATGCTCGGTATCACTACTGCCGGGTCACGTACCGACAACTACGGCCGCGATTCTTTCTGCTATTCGCTTTACCAGCATGGTAAACAAGTAGCCGCTAAAGAGATAGACGACCCTACGTTTTTCTTCTCATGGTGGGAACCGAAAGCCGGTTCAGACTCCGACCATACCGACCCTAAAGTTTGGGCCGAAGCTAACCCCGGTATCGGTGACTTAAACAGTTACGAAGATTTCAGGTCTACGCTAGTGCGTACACCGGAGTCAGAATTTCGTACGAAGCGAACTAACGTATGGGTAGTGGGTTCTTCTGCTGCGCTGCCGCATGGCGCGTGGGGAAAGCTTGCCGACCCTGACCGTATCGCTGACCCTTCCGTACCCGTTGTGCTTATGGCCGATGGATCGTGGAGCGGAGATAGTACCGGCGTAGTAGTGGTCACGGTCGAGGAACGGCCGCATATGTACGTTCTTGACTTATGGGAAAAGCCCGGCGACTCTAACGAATGGCGCGTACCGATTAGCGAAGTAGAAACCGCTATACGTAACGCAGCACGTTCTATGCAGGTTGCCGAAATCGGTATGGACCCGTACCGCTGGCAACGCTCTATGCAAGCATTAGAAGACGAAGGTCTACCTATGCTCGAATACCCTATGGGATCGGTTCAGCGCATGGTGACCGCGTGGAAACTTTTCTACGATGCGGTGCTAGACAAAACGTTTACTCATAGCGGCGACCCGCGACTAGCGCGACACGTTGAAAATATGGTTCTGAAGATTGACGCTCGCGGCGCGCGCCCTACAAAAGAAAACAAACAAAGCACCCGCCATATCGACTTAGGCGTATGCGCAGTTGCAGGTTTAGAGCGCGCCGTATGGCACGCTACGCACGTTCCGACACCGGCTACGGTGCCGCAGATTATCGACCCGTGGAGCTTTACCGATGCGTAACGCGTTAACTACTTTCGCTGAGATTATCGGGGCCGCGGCGATCGTTTGCGGTATCGCTATGCTCTCGGTTCCGGTTGCTTTCATTAGTGGCGGCGTTTTGATTATTGCCGGTTCTTACTTGGCGGCTACCCGATGAGTCTCTTCGCTAAGCGGGCCATGCCCGCACCGTTACGAAATTCCGGTTTCCTAGTTGGTAACAACTGGTCGGGCGAAAACGTTACGGAAGAAACCGCGCTAGAAGTTGCTGCGGTTTTGTCGTGCGTTTCTCTACTGGCCGATTCGGTAGCGGCGTTGCCGTTGCGCGCGGTCAGTCAGACGGGCGAACGTAATACACGTATCGAGACCCCTAGCTTTTTAACTGACCCGGCCGAAACGGTTACGCAATACGAGCTTATCCATATGGTCGTTTCGTCGCTGGCATTGCATGGCAACGCGTACCTATGGCTTGACTATGCAGGCGGTACCGGCGGGCTTCCTTCTCAGATCGTGCCGCTACACCCGGATAACGTAAACGTAACTATCGTAGGAAATTCGCGTACGTACACGGTCGCCGGTTCCGACATTGACGCTAACCAGATTTTGCACTTGCGATGGTTTACACCGCCGCAAGCCGCTAAGGGTATTAGCCCGTTACATCAGCAACGAAACACGATCGGGTCCGCGCTTGCCGTGGAACGTCACGTATCGCAATGGTACGGCGAAGGCGGTACGCCGTCTTCGGTTCTAGAGGTAGACGGCGATATTACCGTAGAGGCCGCGAAGGTTTTACAAGCTACTTGGGAGACGCAGCACCGCCGCCGCCGCCGTCCCGCAGTTCTTTCCGGTGGCGTTAAGTGGAAACCTATTAGCGCATCCGCCGCCGATATGGAATTAAACGCGTCGCGAGAGTATGCAGTAGCAGAGATCGCGCGTATATTCCGTATTCCGGCGCATATGATCGGCGCAAAATCAGCTAGCCAAACCTACACAAATAACGAGCAGGCTGGTCTCAACTTTCTAACGTTCACTCTGTTGCCGTGGTTGCGCAGAATCGAAGCGGCGTTTTCTAACCTTATGCCTACCGCGCAGCGCGTCGAGTTTGATACGTCCGCGTTTCTTCGCGCCGATACGATTAACCGATATCGCGCGCATCAGCTCGGCATCGCTTCCGGGTTTATTACGCCGAACGAAGCGCGCCACGTCGAAGGTATGGAACCTTACCCGAACGGCGATAATTTCGTAATGGCGTTGCCGGGCGCACCTATGGCCGGTCCCGGTGGGAATCCTGATTTACCGCCGGTCGGCGTAGACGCAGACCCGCCCGAATAATGCCCGACGCGTTTCCGCCTAACGACGGAATGGTTACCGAAGCTGCACGCGGTTTAGCGTGGCGCACCGAATACGGGCGCGGCGGTACCGCTATCGGTATCGCTAGAGCGCGCGACATTGTTAACCGCAAAGATTTACCCGTAGCTACATGGCGACGGATTAAAGCCTATTTCGATAGGCACGAAGTAGATAAACGCGCAGAAGGTTTCAGCCCCGGCGAAGACGGTTACCCTTCTAATGGCCGTATCGCGTGGGCATTATGGGGAGGCGACGCAGGCTATACGCGCGCTAAGTCAATCGTAGAAACCGCTAACGAAACGAAAGCGTCAGCTATGGAACAGCAAAACGAAACCCGTAACGGCGAGGGTATGTACCCGCTTACGCCGCGTCAGCAGAAACAATACGAAGACCTAGAAGCGGTTACCGAATTGTTCGGGCAGTTTAATACTGGCATCGGTGAGGCTGGCGCGCATTACGTGGACGCTGCCGCTAACCCGTTCGCTAGTGAAGGTTTGGTTTGTTCGAACTGTTCTTTCTATGAGGGTCCGCGCGCGTGCGAAATTGTTGCGGGCGATATTGACCCTTCTGCTATATGTAAGTTTTGGATCATCCCGGAAAGTTTAACGTCGGGCGTTGTGCCGGTGGACGTAGAGACGGTGGAAGATATGAGCGAAGAACCAGTTACGGAACCGGAACCGGTGCGCTACGCCGCCTATCCGGTAGAGGCTCGCCGTATCGCCGGGCGCGACGTAGAGTTTCGTACCGTAGAGGTAGGGACGCTAGAGGCTAGCGACGAAGACGCCGAAGGTTTCGCGCGTTCGTTTACTGGTTACGCTGCCGTCTTCAATTCACCTAGCGAACCGCTGCCGTTTATCGAGACGATCGCACCCGGCGCGTTTAAACGTTCGCTAAATTCCGGTAAGGAAATTCGCGCATACGTAAACCACAATTCCGATATGCCACTAGCGACCACTAAGAACGGATCGCTACAGCTCGCAGAGGATGAGCGCGGGCTACGCGTTAATATGACGCTACCCGACACTACCGCCGGGCGTGACCTTTCGGTACTTCTCCGCGAAGGCGTGGTTCACTCTATGAGCTTTGGTTTTACTGTCCCGAAGTCCGGCGACGTTTGGAGCGCGGACGGTTCCGCGCGCACGCTGCGCGAGATTCGCCTGCACGAAGTTTCTGTAGTCAGCGGTCAGCCCGCGTATGCAGCGACGACCGGAGCAACCGTACGCACCGCCGACGATGCTACCGACACTCCCGAACCGGGACGGTCTGTAGATATCGCCCGACGGTATTTAGAACTAGCGCGAAAGCGTAAGTAACCAGCGACCCGAATAAACGCGCCCGGACGCTCAGCGCACCACCGCGTTTATTCACTTGCTACCCCTACAAAAATCCAACTAAGGAAAGGACTCGAACTATGTCCGAGTTTATTAAGAACCTTAGCGAACAGCGCGCCCGCGCATGGGAGCAGGCAAAGGGTCTACTTGACCACGCCGCTACCGAAGCCCGCGACCTGTCTGCCGAGGAATCAGAGCAATTCGACCGCATTAACGCAGAACTTGATACCGCCGACGCGCGTATTAAGTCAATCATCGACGCGGAGCAGCGTAACCGTGATATCGAAGAAAGCCGCGCCCGTCTTGGCGTCCCGGCCGACCTCGGCGCAACCGCTACCGCAGCAATCGAAAACACCGACGAAGATACCGTTCGTTCACTTATGAATGGCGAAATTCGTAGCGCACGTTTCGAGAAGCGCGCTATTACGTCTTCTTCTTCGGGTGGTGCGGTTCCGACTTCTGTTTACGATCGCATCGTGGAACACCTCGTTCAGACGAACGTTGTTCGTAACGTCGCTACCATTGTTACCACTAATTCAGGCGAGACCCTGAACGTTCCTACGTCTACCGCGTTTAGTACCGCGTCGATCGTTGGCGAAGCCGCTCAGACTTCACCTTCGGACCCGACACTTGCTACCCGCGCGCTTGGAAGCTATAAGTATTCGGTACTCGTACAGCTCTCTAATGAATTGGCAACAGATGGAGCCGTCGACGTCGCTGGCTTCCTCGCCCGTCAGGCTGGTACCGCTATCGGTGTCGCTACTCGCGGTCATATGACCACGGGCGCTACTGGTGGTACTAACCCAGTTGGTATCGTTACTAGCTCTTCCGCTGGTGCTACCGGTGCTACCGGCGTAACCGGTGCTTTCACCGGCGATAAACTGATCGACCTTCGCTATAGCGTTGGATCAGCGTACACGTCACAACCCGGCTGCGGTTTCATGATGAATAATACCGCTATGGCTGCGGCTCGTAAGCTTAAGGGTACCGCGAACGATCACTACATTTTTGCCCCCGGCATGAATGGCGACCCCGATCAGCTTCTCGGCTTCCCGGTGTACCTGAACGACTCAATGGCTAACCCGGCGTTGTCGGCTAAGTCTGTTCTTTTCGGACACTTCCCTAGCTACTACATCCGCGAAGTTAACGGTATCGACGTTGCAGTTTCGGACGATTTCGCGTTCGATTATTCTGTTCGTACGTTCCGTGTGCAGCTCCGTACCGATGGTCTACTCATTGACCAGACCGGCGCGGTTAAGCATTTCGTCGGCGGCGCAAGCTGATATAGCTTCGCCTTTTGGTTTGGTTTACGTC